TGCAGAAGTTGTCGCAGCCGTACATGATGGGCAGCCATGCGCGGAACTCGCTCTCACGCCGGATGGGGATATTCTCCACGATGACCGGGCGCTGGGCGGGCTCCATCAGCACACGCTTGTGCTTCTGCAGCTTCTGGGCAATGAGCTGCGGCAGGGTGTCGATGCCATCCACGCCAAACACAAGGTCTACATAGGGGTAACTCTTGCGCAGCTTTTCCACCACATGCTTCTGGTTCGCCATGCAGCCGCACAGGCCGATGATGAGGTCATGCTTTTTTTCCTTGAGTCCCTTCAGGGCACCTACGTTGCCGAACACACGCTGCTCGGCATGCTCACGCACGGCGCAGGTGTTGAAGAGGATCAGGTCGGCGTCCTCGGGCTTATCGCACAGGCCATAGCCGATGTCCATCAGCACGCCCTTGATCCGCTCGCCGTCGTTCACGTTCTGCTGGCAGCCGTAGCTGTGCACAAAGGCCAGCGGCGGCGTATCATAGGCCTGCTTTACCAGCTCAGCGGCGATGTTATTATGTTCAAAACTAATGTATTCCAATCAAACCATCCTTCTCCGCCGGGAAGCTTCTCCCCGCACGGCGAAACTCTTTTTTCTGCCTTTGCAGAAAGCTCTCTTTAGTATACGCTCTTTGCGCGTTTCGGGCAAGGGGTAGTGCGCAATTTTCCCAAAGGTCACTGCATATTTTCCTGCATCTGTGCCTCACAGCAGGCTTCGCACACGCCAATGAGCACCACAGCGCAGTCCTGCACGCAGCCCTTCTGGTTTCTGACCAGCTTCATCACCTGTTCTTCGTCCACCTCGGCGTCGGTCACGCTGCCGCATACCGTGCAGTACAGGTGGCTGTGCCAGGGCAGCGTGTGGTCAAAGCGGTCTGCCTTGCCCGGGATGGAGACCCGGCGCACCCGGCCCGCATCCACAAGACTGTTCAGGTTGCGGTACACGGTGCCAAGGCTCAGGCCCGGACACTCCTTGACCGCAGCATCATAAATTTCCTCGGCGGTGGGGTGGTCGCACAGGGCCTGTACGGTCTGCATGACCAGCTCGCGCTGTTTGGAATATCGCATAGCTTCTCCTTTGCTTTCTCCTCATACAAAAAGTCTTGTTCAGACGTTTTCTTCGCCCTTGATCTTTGCCCAGTAGGCCCGGGCAGCCTGCTCATTTTTGTTGTCGCCAAAGGTGTAGTATTTCACATCTTTGATCGCATCCGGCAGGTATTGCTGTGCCACCCAGTGATGATCGTAGTCGTGGGCGTATTTGTAATTCTGGCCCTTCACCAGTGCATCCTCACCATCATAGTGTTTGTTCTGCAGCTGGCGCGGGATCGGCCCGGTGCGGCCCGCCTGCACATCCGCAATGGCTGCATTGATGGCATCGTAAGCACTGTTGGATTTGGGACTGGTGGCCACCAGAACAACGGCGTCTGCCAGCGGAAGCCGCGCCTCCGGCAGGCCCACCATATTGGCGGCATCCACCGCTGCCTTCACGATGGGGATGATCTGCGGGTAGGCAAGGCCCACATCCTCACAGGCGCACACCATCAGACGACGGCAGGCCGAGGGCAGGTCGCCTGCTTCCAGCAGACGGGCCAGATAGTGCAGAGCCGCATCCGGGTCAGAGCCCCGCATGGACTTCTGGTAGGCTGACACGATATCATAGTGGTCGTCGCCCTCCCGGTCATAGCGCATGGCTGTGCGGCGGGTGACCTGGCGGATCATTTCCAGCGTGATGTGCTTTTTTCCGTCCTCGATGGGTGCCGCCGTTACCGCAAAATCCAGACAGCCCAGTGCTTTGCGCAGATCGCCGCCTGCGCTCTCTGCAAGGTAGGCACAGGCATCCTCGTCCATATCAAGCTCCGGTTCCCCGTCTCCCGAGAGCTTCTTCACCGCATTGTGCAGACCGCGCTCCACATCCACTGCAGACAGGGCCTTGAACTCGAACACCGTGCACCGGGACAGCAGCGCATTATAAATGTAGAAGTACGGATTTTCGGTGGTGGATGCAATCAGCGTCACCGAGCCGTCCTCAATGCATTCCAGCAGGCTCTGCTGCTGCTTTTTGTTCAGATACTGGATCTCGTCCAGATACAGCAGGATGCCGCCCGCTCCCGCCAGCGTACCGATGTCCTTGAGCACCGCCTTGATGTCCCCTGTGCCGCAGGATGTGCCGTTCAGCTTGTGCAGCGTCATACCGCTGTTTTCTGCAATGATGCGGGCCACGGTGGTCTTGCCCGTGCCGGATGGGCCATAGAAGATCATATTGGGGATACGCCCGCTCTCGATGGTATGGCGGAACACCCTGTCCGGCGCCAGCAGATGCTGCTGGCCGCAGACGTCTGCCAGAGTTTTGGGCCGCAGGCGCTGCGCCAATGGTTCGTTCATCGTGTTCCCTCCTCCCATACCGGGCAAAGAACCCGGTATTTTTCTATAGTATATCGCATTTATGCGGCGAGAGCAATACTTTATCTGAAAATCATTCTCAGATAATCCCCCGCTGCAGTTTACAAAAAATGCAAAACATGGTATTATCATCTTAGCTTTTTGTCAAAGGAGGTGGAACAATGTCTGTTCGCCAAAAAGTGCCGGAGGATCTTACCGCCAGGAAGGCTCTGGCATTGGAGGTCATTGACCGTCTGAAAAAAGAGTATCCGGATGCCGGATGCACCTTGGACTACGCCCATGCATGGCAGCTGCTTGTCAGTGTCCGGCTGGCCGCGCAGTGTACGGATGCCCGCGTGAACATCGTGGTCGAGGACCTGTTCGCCAAGTACCCCAGTGTAGCCGCACTGGCTGCCGCAGAACCGGAGGACATCGAAGCCATTGTGAAGCCCTGCGGCCTTGGGCACTCCAAAGCGCGGGATATCTCCGCCTGTATGCGGATGCTGCGGGACAAATACGATTGTCAGGTCCCCGCCACTTTTGAAGAACTGCTGGCTCTGCCCGGCGTGGGCCGCAAGAGCGCAAACCTCATTATGGGCGATGTGTTCGGCAAGCCAGCCATCGTGACAGATACCCACTGCATCCGGCTGTGCAACAGGATCGGCCTTGTGGACGGCATCAAGGAACCGCAGAAAGTAGAAATGGCCCTGTGGAAGATCATTCCGCCCGAGGAAGGCAGCGATCTGTGCCATCGTTTTGTGATGCATGGCCGGGCTGTGTGCAATGCGCGCAAACCGGAATGCGAACACTGTTGTTTGAAGGCCATCTGCCGCTATGCGCAGGAGCGATCCGATACGCAGACGGCAGGATCATAAATTTCAGGAGGTATTGATATGTTAGGTTTCATCTTCAGTCTGCTGGTCGGTGCACTGGCCGGTTACATTGCGGGCCGCATCATGGGCAGCGAAACTTCCACCCTGCGCAACATTGTGCTGGGCATTCTGGGCGGCTTTGTGGGCAGCATCCTGTTCGGCCTGATCGGTCTGAGTGCTACCGGCATCGTGGGCGAGATCCTCGTGTCCGTTGTGGGTGCCTGCGTCTGCATCTGGATCGGCCGCAAGCTGTTCAAGTAATTTTTCACTTTATGCCATGGCTGCTCTTTGAGTTTTTCTCGAAGGGCAGTTTTATTTTATCAAATGCATCTTTCGCACCATTGCAGGCGTAAAAATCCGGCCTTGACAGTATTCCGGAAGTATGATAAAATATTTCTCGTTATCAGGCCTGTGTGCTACTGTGGCTCAGCTGGTAGAGCAGCTCACTCGTAATGAGCAGGTCGCCTGTTCGAATCAGGTCAGTAGCTCCAAAGAGAAATCCCCAAAAAGTGGCTTTGTGCCTAGCTTTTTGGGGATTTTTCTTTTTGTAGCCGTCCTTCGGTTTTTAGAAAAAAGCGCCTTAATTACCCTTATTTTACCATAACTTTCCTAAATCAGTGGCGCAAAAAGTGGCGCAAAATGGCACACAGCATCAGATTATTTTCGTGCTCTGTATCGCTGTGTATACTTCCCCTGCGCCTTCAGCTTGTCGTAGGTCCAGTCTGCCTGAATGGCTGCTGCTATACTATGATTTTGTTGGTGTTAACATTTTCGTGATGCCGCGAAAACATCACATATAGGTCTTCTGGCTGCGCACCTGCGCTTCGATCATCGGCTTCAGGTAGCCATCGAGGTCGCCAAAGGTCTCCTTAATGAACGTGATGGTCTCCTGCGTCAGGGCCTTTTTCGCTGCAGCCAGTGCGCGGTTGTAGGCAATGCGCTGGGCGTCCTCGTCGAACTCGTCCTGTTCCTTCAGGGCATCCTGCTTTGCCGCCGCTGCCGCATTTCGGGCTTCCTTCGCACTGTTCTGTGCAGCATTTGAATAGCCCACCACCTGCGCCACAAAGGTCTCGTACTGCGTCGGGCTGATCTCCGCGTCGCCGTCGGTGGCCAGTGTCTCGTAGCAGTCGTATTTTGTCGGCCGCGTCAGTGCCCGGAATCCGTCCTCTCCCAGCGCCAGCAGCATCCATTGCCCGCAGGGCGAAGCCGTAAACTCCTTGCCCACCGCACAGCTGTTGTTTTCGTCCAGCAAAATCGGTGATGGCATCGTGCCGTCCTGCCGCTGGATGTGCAGCGTCACACTCTTGCCCTGCCAGCTCTCCGGCAGCTGAAACTCCAGCCGCTCCACGTTCGCGCTGCTCTGTCCTCCCAGATGCAGCACCCGCATTTCCGGGGTAAACTCCACCCCGCCGAAATGCTTTTCGATGATCTTGATCTGCATGGTTTCCTCCTTTCGCTTTTTCTCCAGTTTACCGCAGCTGTGAGTCCAAAAATACTGCGGACTTTTTGCAAAGTCCTCCGTTTCAGCGGTCTCGCACAGCGAGTACGGGTTGCGGCTCCCGGCGTCTGCTTCGGCTCCTGCCAGAGCCTTGCATCCTGCCGGCCGCTGCCCCAACAGCTCCTCCCTGTTTCTGCCACTGGCAGCGGTCGTCGCCGTTGCAGACTTTTTGCAAAGTCCTCCGTTTCAGCGGTCTCGCGCAGCGAGTACGGGTTGCAGCCTTGAATGAATACGCCGCCACGAAGGCGCACCCCGAAAAGTATCCCCGTTATGCATTCTTCCATGACGCCATGAATGAGGTGCTCACCGATGCTTGAGGTCGTGCTTTCCAATTCCGCACCGGTACGCATTCTGATTTGTTTGATTAACAGCACAAAGCCCCGGCGTGATAGATTTCACGCCGGGGCTTCTTTTGCCTCTTACTTCAGCAGGTCATGCCGGTCAAATTCTTTTTCTTCCGCCTCCCTCTCCGCACTCTTCGCCCATGCGCTGAAGGTCTTTTCCGTGTACAGCGGTGTCTCGCCGTCTCCGCCCGCCAGCTGCAGCAGCGTTTCTTCGATCTCTTCCCGGTCGCTGTCGCTGCCCGCCTTGTACTCGTCCCGCACCGCTTCCGAGATGGCGTCTTTGATGTCGTCCGGCGTTTTTCCCGCCTTCAGCAGGCTGTTCACTTCCGCCTGCATCTCCTTCACGTCTCCGGCTGCAGCCGCTGCCTTCAGGTCGGTATAATAGCCATCCTTCTTGTTATGGCCGCGCTCTGCCGCATACTGCGCCACGCTCACGGCATCAATGGCTTTCACGATCGCGTCGCGGGCATCGCTGCCGCTGGTGCCCAGCAGCTCGTTCAGCTCACCGGCCATGTCGTCCAGGATGTCTTTCCGTGCCTCCCAGTTGCCTGCATTGGTCTGCTTTGCCGCTTCCTTGATCCGGTCGTTGTCCCTCAGGCGGCTTGTCAGCTGCTGGTACATCTTGTTTTCGGTAATGATCCCCGCTTCCGCCATGCCGTTCAGCTTCTCCACAGCTGCCTTCGCCTCGATGCTGTCACCGTTCAGGTACGCATTGTACAGCCGGTCATACTGGCCGGTGGCGCTTTGGGGCAGGCTGTCAAAGTTGCCGTATTTACCGCTCTTCTTCCAGTCCTGCAGGGTTCCGTACCAGCCTGCTGCCGCTTTCACAAACTTCTTTCCGTTCGCATAGGGCACGCCCAGCGCCTGCAACCCCGCTTCCGCCACGTTTCCGGCCAGCGTCCACAGCTTCCGGTCATGCTTTTCCGCTTCGTCCTCGTCCATGCCGCCGATGTCCTTCCGCAGCTCATAGGCAAACTTTCCGGCCGCAGCCGCAAATTCGTTCACAAGTCCCAGGTTCGCCGCGCTCACCACATCGTAGTCGTTTCCGGTCACCGCGTTGCTGGCAAAGCCGTAAATTTCGCTTCCGTACAGCCCCGTGCCTGCAAAGCTTTCCATGCACAGTTCTCCGAGCCGTTTCAAAAGACTTTTCAGGGTCATGTCGCCGTTTTCGTCCTGCAGGTCCTTCCACCGGTGCAGCACAAATCCCACGCCCATCTTCATCAGCGCAAAAGTCACGGTCTGCACGGTCTGGCTTGCCACTGCCCGGCGCAGCTGCTGCCCTGCCCGCTGTACTTCCGCTTTGTTCTCCGCGCTGCTTTCAGCCCTGTACCGCTCCGCCTGTGCCTTGTAGTCGCCCACGGCATCCGCCAGAATGCCGTAATTCTGGAAGCGCTGGGTGGTAAACATGGTCAGTGCCTTTGCCATGCCGTCCGGGTTGCGCTGGATTCCCGCCCGCTGCATCACAGTGTAGTTGGGTTGGGTCTGCTCGATCACCTTCTGATAGGTGCGGTTCACCGCTTCCCAGTAGGCCGGGCTTCCGGTCACCTCCGCGCCCTCAAATTCCGCCGTGTGGTTCTGCACATACCGCTTGCTGCCTTCCCACAGTGCCGCCACGGTCACTTCGTCCATGCCGTTGATCCAGCCGGTCAGCCAGTTCGGCAGCATGTCCATGCCCTTTTCGGCAAGCGTTTTCTGCTTGCCGATGCTGGCGAGTTCTCCGTTCTGGCTGCCGCGCTTGCGCCAGTCCAGCAGCACGTCTCCGTGCGCTTTGATCTCCGCTTCCAGCGCCGCCCGCTGTTTCGGCGAGGCATTCTTCACAAAGGGTACCACCGCCGCCATGGTGTCGCCGCCCAGCACCGCCGCTGCTGTCGGCAGGCTGGCTGCCTGCGCCAGCGCAACGCCCGGGTTCAGGGTCAGCACAGCGCCTGCATACTTGCCGCTCAGGTTTCCCAGCCATTGCAGGGTGCTCTTTCTCTGTCGCGATTTCTTCTGCAAGTCCTTCAGCAGATTGTCAATGTAGTTCACCGCGTCCCCGCCCCACTGTTCTTTGATAATACCGTTCTTGAGGTTTTTCAGGCCTTCCCGCGTCTCCACGCCGCTGTTCAGGATCTTCTGCACGTCCCGGATAGGTGCCGCAAGCCCCGCATAGTCTGCCGTATCCCGCAGGCTGCGCTGCACTACGTTCGCGCATTCTTCCAGCAAAATGGGCTGTCCGCTCTTCACGCGGTTCTTCAGGAAACCGCGTCCCTCAATGGTCGCGTCCAGATTCAGGCCGTCGATCTGGGTCGCCAGCACCGATTTATCCACCGCAATGGGGTAGTAGTTTTTCACGGTTGCCCGCTGGTAGCCCACCAGCTGCAGGCTCGTCTCGTTGATGAGCTTCGCGGTGTAGTTGTCGAAGAACTCCTTCATGTCCGCGCACCATACCCGGTCATAGTCAGTCATGGCCGCTTCCACCGTCTGCAGGATGCTATCCGCTGTCGGGGTCCCGTCCGCATCCGTCAGCATTCCCAGATGTACGGTCTGTCCCTTCTGGTAAGCCTGCTCAATGTCACCTTTGTTGTACAGCTTTGCATCCGGAATCACAAGTCCGCCGTTCATCAGGTGGTTCAGGCTGTCGGTGTTGTGCAGGTGCATGTACAAACTGCACAGCTGTGCATGGGTCAGTTCGGCTTTCTTTCCCTTCACATCGGTCAGTCCCACGTCCACAAGGTCTGCGCCCGGGCCTGCAAAGTTCTGCATTTCCTTCACGTGTTCTTTTCCGGTCACGTTGGCAAACAGCTTTTCGCCTTCCACGGTGATCTTCGTCTGCCGGTACTGGCCGTCGTTCAGCATTTGGGCCATCTTTTCCATCTGGCCGTTCTTCGCGTAGCCGCCCAGCATACGGAACACCCGCTCCGCGCCCAGCATATCCAACTGATACTTTGTCAGCAGATTGTACACGCCGTCCAGCTTTCCGCCGGGGTGGTTGCCCTTGCTGGCATTCACCTCGCTGGCTGCGCCTTCTGCGATCTTGTCCACTTCCTCCGCCTTGGCAAGGCTCACCGTCTTGTTTGCGTTTCGGATCACGTGCAGCGTCGAACTTGTGATTGCCTTCAGCATCCGCATCTGATCCACCGTCATGGGCAGATAGGTGCGGTTTTCCGTCTCCTTGATGCGTTTGCGCAGCCGTTCCTGCAGTGCCCATGCTTTCTCGCTGTCCGGTAAAACTTCTGCCTCGGCCAGCTGCTCGTGCAGTTTGGTCAGCTTTGCGTCCTTTGTCGTCTGCAGGTCGTCCCGCAGCGTCTGGATCAGGGTATCCACGCCGGTCTGCTTCCATTCTTCGGTCATGGCGTTTGGGCTGTTCTCGCTGCCCGCACTCTGCCGGATCCGGTCCTGCAGCCTCGTCAGCTGGTTCACGGCCCGTTCGTTCAGAATGGTCATGTCCGCCAGCTTTGCCACCTGTGCTGCCGCATCGATCAGCCCCGGCTGTACATACTTGTCCTTGCTGGGCCGCAGCAGCATCTGGTTCAGCTGCGCCGCATTCTGCCGGATGCCGCGTTTCAGCTCGTCCATCTTCCGTGCATCCCGCGCCCGCTGCACCCGTTTTTCTGCCACAGCCTTTGCGGCGGCGATATCCTCGTCCCGCTGCTGGCGTGCCGTCTCAATGGCAATTGCATTCCTCTGTGCCTGTTTCTGTTCAAAGGCTGCCCGCTTGCGTTCGTTGTCTGCCTCCCATTCCATGATCTCATTCTCCTGCACGATCAGGCTGTATTCCGCCTTATCCGCACGCCGCTGCTCCTGCTTCAGCTGCCACGCCAGCTCGTTTTTCTCGCTGCGCAGTTTCTGCATTTCCAGCTTTGCCTCGTCCAGCATCTCCTGCCGCTCGGCTTTCATGCGTTTTACTTCCTGCTTCATCTCCCGCTCATAGCTTTCCCGCAGGAATGTCAGCTTCTCGTTCAGGTCGCCCATGTTTGTAATGTCCACGCCCAGTGTTTCAAGGTTCTCATCCAGCAGCTTTTCTGCTTTCGCGTTCTGCCGCTGCAATTCCGTCATCTGCTGCACCTCAGCGCGCCGGTTCTCCGCCAGCCTGCGGCCAAACTCCCGCTGCTGTACTTTCTGCACGCCCTTCAGACCCTTCTCCACTTCGGCAGCCCGCTCCTCGCTGCCTGCGGCCGCTTTCGCCATCTGCAGGCTGTGCTGCTGGATACCCTCGAAAATGGCCTGCGCATCGGTCATCTCCGGCGTGTTCAGGATGTCTCCGATCATCCGGCCTGCCAGCTCCACCTTCGCGTCCTCATATTCCGCATCGTCCGCAAACCGGCTCATGGTCACAGGCTTGATGGCATCGTGCAGGTTCATCAGTACACTCAGCCACTCGGTGCTTTCCATGCTCCCGGCACCATCCACGCCCGCCTGCTGTGCGGCAGCTTTCCACAGCGCCTTTGCACCGTCACTGATACCACCCACCGCCCGGTAATCGTTGATCACGCTTTCATACTGTTCCGCCGGGTTCCCATCCCGCACGCCGTCCGCCTGCCGCAGGCACACGCCGTGCTTTCTCGCCTCGGCTACAGCTTCACTCCAGCTGCCGTAAGCCTTCACCAGCTCTGCCTTTGCCTGCCCCGTCTTGTTCACGGTATATTCCAGCTTGTGCAGTTCCGGGTATTCTTCCCACAGTTCGCTATTGCGGTAGGTCGCCCCGTCCAGCACTTCGCCCGCCAGCGTCTCGGCCAGCGCTTCCGCCTTGTTCATGTCCGCACCGTCGGCTTTCAGGTACTCCACCAGTACCTCAGTCTCCCGCGCAAGTTTCGCCCTGTCCACCTTGCTGCCGTTTGCCTTTGCCCAGCGGCTTGCCAGCCCTTCAATGGCCGTCCGGCTCACCTTCACGCCCCGTGTCAGCCCAAAGAACTGGCTCAGGGTGTCCAGCGCTGCAGCCTTGTCCGCAATGGTGCGGCTGGCCGTCTGCTGGTCATTCCGTTTTGCATCCCGGTCGGCCTGCTCTGCCAGCTGATAGCGGAACTTTGCAAGGTTGCTTTCTTGTGCCAGTTCACCGGTCTGGTAATATTCCCGGATCTCCCGCACTACGCGGTCAGCATCCACACGTCCGCTGTATTCCTTGCCGGCTGCCACCCGACCGTCTGCTGTGGAGATGTCCAGTGTGAACTGCCGTTTCTCGCCGCCCAGCTCCTGCACCATTCGCCAGATCTGTTCCAGCTGCTGCGTGGTGGGTGCTGTGTCTGCCGAGAGATCCACTCCCGGTGCTTCAGCCATCACGCGCACATTGCCGTCCAGTAGAAATTCGTTCAGCGCTTCCGTTCCATTTTTCACCTCTGCCGAACCGAACACGCTCATGATCTCCCGGTGATCGGTATCTCGGGTTCGGTCATTCTGGGCAAAATCCAGCATCTGGCCGTCCGGCAGAATGTACCCAGCTCGTCTGAAGTCCTCTGTCGTGCCAAACCGTTCTTTTGCCAGTACGCGGCGGTATTCTGCCTTTCCGCCGTGGGCTTCGGCCTTGGCATCATATACCGCCTGTTCTGCTTTGCCTTTTTCTGCGTTCTGCTGCTGCATCCTGGCACCGGCCTCTTTGATCCGGCCGTTCAGCACAGCGCTCTGGTCTTCCAGCTGCGCCATACGGGCATTGTAGTCTTTGCGCTTTGCAAGATAATTCTGGTATTCTTCGCTGTCCCGGTAGGCTTTTGCTTCTGCAGAAAAAATCCCCAGTGCCTTCTTCTTTGCCTCGATCGCTTTCACGGCGTCGCTTTCCAGCCAGGCACTGCGTTCTTCCTTCAGCTCCTGCCGCCGCTCGTCCAGCCGCTGCTGTTCGTCGCGCAGCTTCGTCAGCTCGTCTGCCTCGCTCAACTGATACCGTACGTTTTTCTTCAGCGTCCCGTCATTTCCCTTGTTTTCAGCGGTTTCCTGTGCTATACTTTGGTTGGAGATCTTCGACCCGCTGCTCCCCGAATCTTCGGATTCCATGTGGGCTTTGCCGAAGGTCTCCGTAAAGCTCTCCGGCAATCTACTCCTTAAATCTTCGGATTCTACGTGGGTACCACCGGAGGGCTTTATATTTTCCAGCTCAGTAAATTTCACGCCGTCCAGCTTGACGTCTTGGTTGCCGTATGTTATACTGCCTACAAGACCACTGAATTGTAGTTCGCTAGGCATTTGGAAGCCTAGTGTCCGGAACAATTCGGTGGTTTTTTCTTTCTTTTCATCAACATACAGCACGTCGCTCTTGCGCACAAACTCCACCGGATTCACATCCTTGGTGTACGCACTGGTCACCTTCTGCATATCGCTGATAACGATGTGATTCTCTACCGGTCTCAGATCCAGCACACACAGCACCGGTCTGCCGTCCTGCGCTTTCACATCGCCGAACATCACGAGCCGTGTGTTCTGTTTCGTTCTGCCCTTGTTCTGGCTGGTCAGGATCATCACTGGGTCATCCAGAATTTCCGGGATGCGTTTGATTTCTTCCAGTGTCATCTCCGGATGCTCTTTCAAAATCGTGTTGATCTTGTCCGCTTTCATGTAGATATCATTTTCCCGCGCACCCAGACTTTGCAGAGCATCACCGGTTCGTCCAAGAATAAAAGTTCTGTTACTGTTTCTTCCATCTTTATCCCACTGGTCAACATCATCAGCATATTCCGGGTTGATCTCATACCGTTTTTCCTTCGCCGCGCCCTTGTTTTCAAGGGCTGCGGCGTTTTCTTTTGCCGCCCGCAGGTTGTCCATGGCCTTTTCTGCGTGAGCGAAATACTCGTCCTGCAGCACCCGCTTTTCCGCTTCGGCCAGCCGCTGCGCCTTCAGGGCTGCTTTGTTCTCCGGGTCTTTTGCCAGCACTTCTTTTGCACGGCTGATGATGTCCGTCAGCATTTCCTTTACTTTGGTCATCACCTTGCGGATGGTTCCGGCTTTGCCTGCGTTCTTTTCAGCCTGCCCGCGCTGGAACTCCACCCAGCGCTTAAAGCTTGCTTCGTCGCTGAAGATGCCGCGCCATGCGTCCGCCACAAGCTCTTCCGCAGCTTCCTCGTAGCTCAGTCCCTGCTGTGCATAGTCCGTAAGCTTTCCCCGGATCATCTCATCAATGCCTTCAAAGCCCTCGCTCTTCGCCAGATATTCCAGCGCATGCTGCTGCAGCGCCTGTGCGCCTTCCGCATCCAGCGAGTTGTACCAGTGGTAGTCCTCGTGCAGGATCGTGCCGAACACGTCCTCTGCCCGGTCGCTGAAGAAAATGCGTCCCGTCTCGGTGTCCACATAGGCTTTCACGCGGTCATTGCCCTGCAGCACAGCTTTCATCACGGCGTCCGTGCTGGTTGCTTTCGCGTTCAGCTCGATCAGCTGGGTGCCCACTTCGTTTGCCGTGCGCATCGTGCCTTTATAGAGCACCCGTCCGCTGCCGCTGATGCTTTCTTTGGTCAGACTACCGCCAAGGCTGCCCAGCTGCGCCTTTCCGGTTTCCAGTTCGCCGTGTCCCTGCAGCCATGCCAGATTCAGTGCCTGCCTGCCGCCGTCCTGTGCCAGCACATAGTCCGTGTTCACAGCAAGGCCGCGCATGCCCTGCGCCAGCTCCATGGCCTTGTCAAAGGTGGTCACATCTTCCATCTGCCCCAGCCGGTACAGGCTGCTGGCTGCAGCTGCATACCGTTCGGCATCTCCGATCTCTGCCGGCATGTTTCTGCTGATGGTCTCGCTTGCGCCGTCCGATACTTTCCAGCGGGTCAGCTCCTGCTGCACCTCCCGCTGTTTCGCGGTCAGGCTCTGCTGTGTCAGGCCATAGGTCTCCCGCATCCCGCCGGGCTGTGCCGCTTTCCGGCTTTCCACACTTTCCCCGGTGTTCTCCACGACAGTTTGCTCCACCGCCGGGCTTTCAGTCTGTACCTGCTGTACTGTCCCATCACCGGCATCGGTCTGCGCTTTGTTCAAAGCCTCTCTTTCGGTGAATGCCGTCTGCGTGTCCTCTTTCGCTACCGGCTCCTGTTCTGCAATAGCCGCATCTTCACTCGCCGTCGTCATGCTTTGCGTGGGCTGCTGCTGCGCTGCCATTTCCCGCAGTACCTGCCCGGTCTTTGCGGCCGTCGCCGGAAGCTGGACTCCGTATTCCTCTGCAAACGCTGCGCGCTTTGCTTCATTTTCTGCGTTTGGGGTAAACAGGTTGATGGTCTTGCCGGTCAGGCTTCCGTCTGCCACGGCCGAGGCCAGCTGCTGCACCGCCGGGTTCTCGCTGCGCACAATGGGGGTTGTGTTCTGCACACCGACCGCGTTATCCGCCCCGGCCTTTTCGTTATCGGAAAGGCCAGTTTTGTTATTGCCTGCCACCTCCCGTTCCGTCCCCATGGCTTCCTCCTTGAGGGAGCTGCTGCCCGCAGGCGGCTGAAGGAGTTTGCTTTCTGGTTCCTGCGCCCGCAGCTCATCCCGCACAGCCTTCTGCGCGGCGTCTTCGGCGGCAGCCGTGTGCCCGCCCGCCGCCGCATTCAGCGCCGCGCTCATCTTTCCAAGCCCTGTGCCCACAGCACCGCCCAAAGCACCCGACGCGCCTCCGGCCAGGCCGCTTTCCACTGCATTCAGGAAGGTCTCCGCCGTAAACATGCTCTCCGCCGCTTCACTGTCGCCCAGTGCAGCGTCAATTGCTTTGTCCGCGTAGGTCTCCACAAAGGCCTGCATGGCGTTGTCCACACCGCCCGAGATCGTATTCGCAATCGCCGGGTACTGCTGCGCAAGCCGGCCATCCGCTGCCACGCTGCGCACCACGTCGGCCAGCTTTCCCGCCAGTGTGTCCTTGGCATAGTCGCTGCCCATGGTTCTGGCAAGGTCAGCCGCGCCCACGCTGTTGATTGCCCAGCCTGCGCCAAACTTTGCAAGGCCTCCGGCCAGCGTCTTGCCCGCGCTCTCGCCTTTCTCAATGCTCTGCCCCATGGCTTCCGCGCCGCCCTGGGCGCTCAGCACCGGCAGCACAGCCGCCGGGTTGATGCCCGCTACTGCAAGGTTTTCGCCTGCGCTGCTCACAATGCCCAGCGCCTGCTTTGCAATGGGGCTAAGTCCCGCCTGCGCCGCGGCGGTCAGATCCTGTCCGCGCTTGTACAGCTGGTAACCAAGGCTCTTCTCCGGGTCAACGCTATCTTTTACTTCCGTACCTGCAATACGCGCGCGCATATTGTCGATCTCCTGCCGGGTGTATCCCTTTGCCATCAGCTCTGCATCCGTGTATGCATTTGAGTCGCTCCCGCTCTGGCTGCTGCCCGCCAGCGACATGGAGTGATCCTGCTCGGCATACCGGGTCTTCCCGCCGGTCATCAGGTTCAGCAGTGTCTTTTGCCGGTCATCGTCCTGCACGCTTTGTTGCAGTTTCTTCCAGTTCCCGCTGGTCGCCGCCGCGTTCTTTACACTCTGTACGCCGGTCTCTCCCGCCAGAAATACCGATGACGCCACCGTGTCGCCGATGCCTCCAATGGTATTTGCCGTTCGGCGTGCCGCACGCTGCCAGCCAGGCAGAGCATCGAAATCTTCGATGTACTGCCGCGCCTCGCTGATCTCCTTGCGGCTGTAGCCCTTTTCAAGCAGCTCCGCGTCAGTGTAGCCCCGTCCGCCAGCGCTCTTCTCCGGCACGGCTGTGCTGGCTGCCGCGCCGCTCACGTTCCGGGGCTGCATGGCGTTGTTTCGCTCTGCATAGCTCTGCCCGCCCATGCCGGCGCGCATCAGGCTCACCAGCTTCCGGTGGCGCGGGTCTGCGTCCATCCACTGGTTCAGCCGGTCAAAATCACTGAAGTCGTCCGTCGCTTTCAGGTCTTCCGTGTACTGCTTCACCTTCTGCGCAGTCTGTGCATACCGCCCTTCTTCTCCCCGGGCAATGCCTGCAATGCGCTGCTGCTCTGTCGGCTTCACCGTTCCCGTCACCCGCGCCGCCGGGGCAGAGGCCTTTTCCGCCGTCCGGTTTTCCGGCTGCGCCTTTGTCAGCCACTCCGGCTGCGCCGTGCCGCCCCGCAACGGGGTCGTCTGCGCTGCGCTCTGCCCGGTCACGATGCCGTTCTTTCCCGGGTACGCCTGCGCGCTCTGCTTCGTCTGCGGCACCGCCAGCTGCAATTTCGGGTTTGTGCTTCCGGTGCTGCCCATCATCTGTGCCAGCACCTGCCCGCTCAGGCTTCCTGTACCCGACAGCCGCGTGCCTGCCCCCGCGCTGCGGTTTTCCCACGCTTCCGTGGTCTTTTTGGTTCCGGTGCCGCTGCGCAAGGCTGCAATGTCATCTGCCGTCCAGCCCCGCGCATTGGAAACCGTCTGTGCGGCAGAACGGGGTGCAGCCGTCTGTGCGGTGGCAGCTGTGTGCGCTGCCGTCCGCTTGTTCTGCCCATTGCGCAGCTTTTCAATGTCCTGTGCGTTCCATCCCATAGTTTCACCTCGTCACTTTGTTCCGCGCCACTCATAGTCGATCTGGTTCATGATGCTCGAGATCAGGTCATTGCTCAGGCCGGTCTCGTTTGCCAGTTTGCTGGCGATCTGGCTCTGGCTGTACCCGCCGTTCGCCCACTGCCGCGCATGGTACATGCCCTGCTCATACGCCGTGCCGTTCGACCTGCCCGGGTTTCCTGTGCCGGAAAGCCGTGGGATGCGTCCCGCGTCCGCCAGCGTCTCAGTATAGTAATCATAGCCCTGATCTGTCGGCTTCATCGTGTTGTACTTATTCAGCATCGTGTTCAGCTGTGGCTGTGTATACGCTGCCGCTTTTCCCGTTCCGCTGCTTCTGCTGCTTCTGCTGCTTCCGCTGCTCTTCGAGCTGCCTCTACCCGTACCGGTGGTCCTGTACCGGTTCTGCAGCGCCAGCTGCCCGGCCAGATAGTTCAGATTGCTCTGATTCTGCCGGTTTGCAACAGTGCTGTAATAGTCGATACTGTCCGTGCCGAGCCCTGCCGCCGTCAGATAGTTCCTTGCCGCCGTGTCATAACCGCTGCCCGCCAGTCCTGCGGCAGTGGTCAGATAGGTCAGCTTGTCCTGATCTGCCTGCGAAAGCCCCTGCCAGCTGTCCAGCATCGTATCCGTCAGGCCGTATTTCGTCAGCACCTGTTTTGCCGCATCATCAAAGCCCGCCTGTTTGTATGCAGCTGCCTGTTGCAGCGCCGCCATCTGGTCGCTCAGCTCCGTGCGGCTCAGGTTGTCGCTGTACTGCCGCTCCGCAAAGGCGTTTTCCCAGTCCTGCTGTCGGTATCCTTTATAGGCATCGTAGCCCTGCAGCACGGCGCTGCCCACCATCTGCACAGCGTTCCAAACGTTGCTCAGCAGGTCGTTCTTCTCCGTCCTTGCCTGCTCCGTGCGGCCGTACTGGTAGTTGCGCCAGTCCTGTGCATTGGCCACACTGCCGTCGTATTCGCCCCGCTCCAGTTGATCCTGCCCCAGCAGGCTGTCCAGCTGGCTGCTCTGGCCTGCCAGTTCCTGCTGCCACTGGGTCAGCGCATCTGCTCTGGCCTTTGCAAGAGCGCCGGGCGCACCGGTCTGTGCCCTGCTGGCCGCGCTCTGGTCTGCGGCGCTCTGCGCCCAGCTTGCGCCGTACCCGCCCGAAAGCTGGTTTGCCGTCTGCGCAGCGGCGTCCGCACCTGCGCCCGCATTGCCGAACAACCGGCTCAGCGCGCCCCGGTAATCGACGTTCGAGCCGTCAAAGCCCGTGCCCGCCGTGTTCTGCCGGTTCATGTTTTCCAGCGCGTTCTGGATGCTCTCGTCATACCGGTTCTCATAAGCGCCCGGCATGGCATTTTCTGCCTCCGTCTGCTTCTTCTGCTGTTCGTTCAGTCTCGAAAAAACTCCCATTGTCTTTCTCCTTCCTTTAAGAAAAGCCCGCCCTTCAGGAGAGCTCCGTTTTCGCGCTGCCGAAGGCAGACGGAAACGGTGAGAGGGTCATGCTTCTCTCCCAAAGCATCCGTCCTGCCCTGCTAAGCGTTACAGGAAAAACGGCAGGATCATCGCTGCAAAGCTCAAAATGCCGCCCAGAACGTTCAGGCCGTTCCGGGCGCTCTGCTGCTGTTCGCTGTAAGCGTTGTTATACTCGTTCTGCCGGTAGCTCAGCCCGTCCTGCCACTGGCTGTAGTCCTTCTGGTACTTCGCATAGTCGTTCCGTTCTGCACTCTGCAGCCCGCTCAGCTGTTCCTGCAGCCCGCTCTTTTTCGTGTTGTACTCCGCCCGGTTCTGCGCCGTCAGTCCGTCCAGTACGCTGTCCAGATCGTCCATGGTCGCCGCATAGGCCTTCTGCCCCGCCTGCGTGCCGTAGCTTGAGCCGTAGCCGCCTGTCATGGCACTGGCATTGGCCTGTGCATTCTGGTTTGCCAGCTTCGCCTTCTGGGCGTACTGGCTCTTGTACTGCTGGTAAGCGGTATCCGCCGCCGGGTCATAGTCATACTCGCCCAGATCATTCAGCTTGCTCATCACATCATTGATCTGTCCCTGATACTTGCTCTGGTAGTCCGCAGGTTTTGTCTGCTCATATCGTTCCAGCTCGTCCCGCGCGTTCGTCAGTCTGCTCATCTCGTTCCACCTCCCATGTTCTTCAAAAACTCCTCATTCATGTTCTCGCTGCCAAGATTCGTCAGTACATAGTCCAGCTGCTCCTGCAGCTGATACAGATAATTGTTCAGCGCCGCCGCATCCTCCTGCGGCATGTTTGCGCTGAATTTCGGCAGGCCGATGCCCGCCAGCCCCGCTAAACTCGCCATTTCTTCTCCTTCCTTTAAGAAAAGTTCGCCCTTCGAGGAACGACTTCCCCCCCGGCCGGGGGAAGATGTCACGTCAGTGACAAAAAGGGGAGTCTCCGTTGCAGCGCCGCGTCAGCGGACTGCAACGGTGAGAGGGTCATGCCGCCGCCCTCGGGCATCCTCATTGCGCAGCGGAAGGAGTTTTATTTCCTCGGCACCGCGCCGTTCACCCTTGCCCCGGCTGCATCCGCCGCCGTAAAGGCCATGCTCCGCAGCGTCATCTGCCCGGTTCCTGAAAACTTCAGCCGCATCAGATCATGCCGCCGGGGCACAAAAGGCAGGTTCACCCGCTGGTGCTCCTGCGTCACAGCGCAGCTGCCCACCGTCTCCCATGCCCCGCCGTCGTAGCT